GTTCACCTTAATGCCAAAACGCTTGAGCTGTCTTGAAAAAGCGTCAAGATTTGAAAGTGTCGTACCCTTATAGTTTTCCGACGGGTCAAGAGTTTCAAGTACATCTGTAAGTGTCTTGCCCTTCTGCTGATACATTCCCTTTTCAATTGTAATATTTTCAAAATTTGTCATTTTGCCTGTTCTCCTTTTGTCAGCAGGTTCTTTAGTTATATGGGCTTTCATTCTTGCTCACTCCTTATCCATTCTCGCACCGCAACTCGGACAATAATTCTCTTTAATTTTTACCTCTCTACCACACTCAATATGAATCCATCCTTCAAGTTGCCCGTAGGCATCTCGGATTTCTTCCCACTTTGCGTGTTTAATCTCCTGTACATCAGATTTAATAGGCTTTTTAGGCTCAAAATCCACAACTTTTTTAAAATTTTCTTTTTCAAAATAAAATATTACAGGTTCTTTTATTTCTCTGATTAAGCCGTATTTCTTAGCTAATCTAAAAATAAAAACCTTTTCCAGTCTTGATAGTATTTTACCTAATTGCTCTCTAAAATCTTCAACCGACATTGTAGATTTATAAAAATTACACATTCTGCAAGCAGGATTATAATTTTCAATATCGTTTGCACCGTCATACCAATACACGCTCTGTATATGGTCAACTTGCATATCCTTTAGTTCGAGTGTACAACCACAGTAAGCACAATGACCATTATATTTTTGATATACTTTAAGCCTCGTATGTTTTGATATAGATTTTCTATTACTCATTCTATATTACTCCTTTATAAATGCCCTAATACTCTGCTTTGAGAACAACGCTCTTTTAATACAGCCTTATCCTTTTTGTCTATTGCTTTTTGACAAGCTCTTTCTACCATTTTGTAATAATCATAATTGGTAGTTTCAAATTGAATTTCATATTTTCCCTTTTCGTTATCAATTTGAGCTTTATATGATGTTCCCATTTGTATCACTCCTTATCTCAACATACTTCGGCAATGAAAGTATGTGTGCTTTTTGTAAATTTTTGCCCTACACGGCTCAAAGGGCAGTCGCCACAAGCGATTCCACATATATATGTATCATCGTTCAGCTTATGTTTTTTCGTCAGCCTTAACTTTTTAGTCAAGTAATTTTCAGTTCTTGAACAATCAATCATTTTCTTCATCCTCCATTAGTAATACCAGGTCATAATCAAAAAGCATACTCATAATATCCTCCTTATTTATAGCCGTCCATAATAGCATTACTGCTGTCTACATAATCGTCACTAAGTGTACTTTTGTAATTCACAGAGTTAAGATGTTTTTGTATGTGCATGTTATAACGACCGCTTGCTTTTGCTTCATTTAATATGCTTTGAACATCCTCTTCGCTTCTGTTCAAATCCGTTGCAATGCGTGATATAGAATCACCTCTGTATGTATATAAACATATTAAAAATTCTGTATCGGTTGTCGGCGGTCTATTTAACTGCTCTTTTCTGTGTAGCGCCGCCTCGGCTTTGGCTTTACTGACACAAGCTGAACAATATTTTGTTGTTTTTGCTCTTGCGGTAAATTCGTTACCGCATATTTGACATATAGCTGAATACATTTATTTCATCTCCTCCAAATCTTCAAGTCTGCAATACAACAATGCAGAATTAGCGTTTAAATCCTTTATTTCAGCCTGATAATAAAATTGACCTGTTGTGCCTCGTCTGATGATACAGCCTGTCAGAATGTATTCTGTACCATTGTAAAGCACCTTTCGTCCAAGACTGCGTTTAACCTGCGAGATGTTCATAACTGTTCAATCCTTATGTAAATGCCCGGCACATCTGCCCAAAGCTTTTCGCATATCTCGCTTGCCACAAGTGCGTCATCTGTCCAAAATCCGCAGAGCGTCATACAGTCCTTGAGCATTTTTTGTAGGTTATCTGTGTCGGGTTTTGTAATACGATACTCACCGTCTTTGTGTCTGCCTTTTGGAAAAAGCCAGCTTACCCTCAGCCTTACACCACTATCATACGGCTTTAGCGGTCTATGCTGTTTTAGATGAGCCACAAGTAAAGCCTTAGCCGATTTTATTCTCGGTGAATCGTAAAATACCGGCTTGCCCTTAACGGTCCTTACTCTGCGTTCCTGAGCTGTTACAGTCGGCACTTTTTCCATTTTCATAAAAAATTCTGTTACTGATTTATCCATAGTAAAACCTCTGATTTTTGCTTTTATCCTTTGAAATGTAAATCTTATGCGTTCTTGTCATTTCGGCTATGCGGCTGCCTAATGCCTCGTCAATTGCCGCAATTTCGTTTATGGAAAGTTCGGAGCTTATCACTGTTGGCAGCTGCTCATTGTAGCGGTGGTTTATGATTTTAAAGGTTGTATTCACATCGGCGTTGCTTATTCCCTCGCCGCTGCGTGTTTTGAAAAAATCGTCAATATACAGCACACCGGCATTTTTTACATTGCTCATAAGTTTTTCGTACTGCTCAGCGTTTGTTACTGCTTGCTTAATAGCCGTTATGTCATCGCCCCAAAGCATATACCTTGCGGATCTGCCCTGCTTTAACAGCGAACCGATTATTGCGGTGCAAATATGCGTTTTACCGCAGCCCGACTGGCCGCCGATGTAAAACCAATCTACAGGATTGTTTGCGAAATCCTCGGCACATTTCTTTATGTAAGCCTGCCATTCGCTCTTGACAATATATGTTCCGAAATTGTACCTTTCAATCAGCCTTGCAAGTCCGCTTTTCTTAATTCTCTTAAGCTCTGCTCTCACCTTTAAGCACTCGCAGGGTCGGCTAACCACCTCAAAGGTTTCTGTACCGCAAAAATCCCTTTTTACTGTGCTGTATATCGTACCCTTGTTTTTGCATTTATCGCAGTCATAGCCTGTCAGCCTGCCTGTTTGCGCATTAAAAATATCCGCCTCTCGCTGTGCCTTTTCCTCTGCCGTAAGCTCAGAGTACAACCTCGCCTGTGTTAAACGCTCCTGTGCTCCGTTTTTTGGCAGGTACTTTTGAATTATTTTTTCGTACGCCGTCAAATTCCTCACTCCTTTTTCTTAACCAGCGGTTAATGTATTCTCTAATATCATCAAGTGACTTTCTTTTATTCTGATGTAATTCAAAATACTTTGACATCTTAACAAGTTCGTTTTCAACATCAATCAAAGAATAATTAATTTTTAAATTATCAAGTTCTAAATTTGTCACATGATAATATCTTTCGTCTTGCAACAGTAAAGAAATGAAAATGTCTTTGTTCTTTTCTTTGTTCTTTTCTTTTTCTTTTCTTTTATTTACTTTTATTTTATTTTCTTTTATTTGTGGCATATTTGTTGCAGTAACTTCGGTTTCTGTTGCAATAACCTTAGTTTCTGTTGCAGAAACTCCGTTTTTGGGTGCATTTATTAAAGCCGCCTCGCAATTTTCTTTTCCAAGCAGCCAAAATTTAGATTTATCAACCTTGTTCCTAACAGTCACTGAAGCGTAGCGTCGCTGAATTCCGACAGAGGTCATAACATTTTGCCGCAGGAGGTCTTTGTCAAATAAGCCTATATCCGCACAATAATCTATAACTTGTCCCACAAGGTTTTTGTTTTTAACCCATTTAGCACCAATGTCCCTGCACAAAGTCAAACACACCTGTTGCAAAGGCACATCAAGAAAATACCCGTTTTCGTAAACATACTGCAAACAGAAGTCGTATATCGTGTATCCCAACGGCCCGTATTGATTTAACAGATCCATTATTTTAAAATCGTTTCTCCTGTTTGTGTCTGACGGGTAATAGTCCAAGCCTTTCTTAGCCGGTCTTGCCATAGACATCAATCCTATTCAATTTAATCTTCGTGAGTATGCATATAAATAAACGAGCTGTACTCGCCCATATTTTTATAAAGCCATTCGTCCGCCTGCTGCTTTGATAAATGCGTTTTAAGCACTCTGTCCTCGTACATATAGCCGCCGCAGGCTGTTTTTTCTTTCATTCGTTTTATAATTTCGTCTTTATCGTAATTAGCCTCTATTAAATAGAGTTCGTAGCCCTTAGCTCTGATATGCTCAAGGCTGTTTGTATCTGTAGCGTAAATCACTCTGAATGTATCGCCATAGTTCGATTTAATAAAAATCTTCCACGCACAATTTGGCACATCGTGTATGAGCATTTCGTTTTCAAATGTAACATCTCCTATCCTATACCATTTTCGTGGTTCTGTAATAAAAGAGCTTTTAAAAATAAAATCCGAACAGTCTTTATACAAAGCGCCTGCAAGGTAGCCGTTATATATCACCTTAATGCTCGGGTGCTCTGTGCAAAGCCTGCGTAATGTGCTTGTGTTTAAATGGTCGCTGTGCCGATGCGTAAGAAAAATATATTTTATCCTATCGGCTAAAGCCGACAGTCGGCAGTAAGGCACACCGCAGTCAATCAAGATCTGATTATCAAGCAAAACCGCATTGCCTTTACTGCCTGTCGAGATTATTTTTAAGTTAATTATTCTGCTTAAGTTAATCATTCTGCAAGGTCGTCAATCGAAAACGGCTCACTTTCGACCGACATTACAGGCTGTTCTTCCTCAAACGGCGGTATATCGTCAAAATTCGGCTCTGTATCGTATTCCTCGCTCACCTCATAATCAACGCTGCCGTCGCTGTTAATTGCGTGTGTGTCAGCCTCAAAAGCGTTTTGCATTTCCACGCTCATTACACCCCACTTTGAAATAAGCTGTCTGAGCATTGTTTTCTTTGCCATACTGTCAAAATCCTTTGCCCAAAAGGTGTATGAAGTACCTTTGTTTACATCGTTTTTGTAACCTGCCGAGTATCTGATAGCATGTTCTTTCATCTTCTCTTTGCTCCAATAAAGAGCCTTTTCAAAGCCGTTTATATATCTGAAACAAGCGTAATATCCAATGGTTTTTGCAACCGCTCTTTCGCTTTCATCTGAAATGAGTTTTACCTCAATTTCCTCTGTAAGCGGGTTCCAACTCACAAGCTCGCCCTCTTTAATTTCAACAACATTAAGTCGCTTGTACTGGCCGCTGCGAATAGCAAGCTGAATATAACCACGATATCCGAGTACGAATGTAGCAACTGTTCTGTTGTTCTTTCTGTCGTTAAACGGCACCAAGTAATACTGTCCGAGCTGTGGTGACGGAGGAAGTCCGAGAGAGTGACCGCAGAGTGCGGCCGAAAGAATAGTACCGGCATCACACTTTTCAAGCTCCTTGTTGGTGCTTACAACCGAAGTAATTGCGGCTGAAAATTTCTGAATTTCCTTAGGGCTTTTAAGTGAATTTGCAAGTGCCTGCTGAAATCCCTTCGTGCTAAGCATAGCCGAAAATTTTGGCTTTCCCTGCATTGCTGTGTTGCTTGATTTTGTCATATTATAATTACTCATATTTTAAACCTCTTTCATTAATTAACTGTTTTACCGCCAAAGCAAAGTCTTTAAGCTGTGTTTTTGTTCCATAAACCGTAAAGCTAAGCGGATATATTTTTTTATCTGCCATTGCAGGCTGTTCTTCTTCAAGCGGTGCGGCCACCTCGGTAGGAACATTAGCTGTAAACGGCTCATATTCCTTGATATTAATCTGCTCGTTAAGCTCCGCCTTTTTGCGTTCGAGCTGTTCGGTTTCTGCCCTTGCTCTTTCGGCTTCAATAGCCTTGTATCTTTCGGTTACGGAAGTTATTGCAGCAGATACATTCAAAGTTTGCTTGTACTCGTACAGAATTTCGTCTTTATGCTCCTGCACTGCAATGAGCTTTATGTCGTCCATAACCTTGTCAAGAAAAGCCTTGATTGTTTCTCTGAGCTTTTTAAGCGTAACCGTCATCGTAATGCTCAAGCCGACTTGCTCGTACTTTACAAAATCAATGCCGAGCGTTTGGGCGTACTCGTTAAAATACGCTTTTGATTTATCGTGCTTTTCCTGTTTAAGCCCTTGCTCGATAGCCTCAATCTTGCTCTTTAATGCTGAATCAGCTTTTTTATAAGGCGTGGAAATACACTCCTTATACACGCTTTCAAAATGCTCGTACGGTGTCATTACCTCGGACTTAACGGCTTTTCTCTGACTTTCAAACTCGGCAAGCTCTTTGTTGAGAGCCGAACGAATTTTTTTGATTTCTTTGTAGTTCTCATCTGTGAAAACCATTGAGCAAGCAACATTTACCTTGTGCTCAATTTCAGATTTAACAGACTCAAGTTTTTCAATAATAATCGGTATTTGCTTAACTACAATAAGCTGTGACTGTTCGTTCATCACTGCCACTCCTTTTCTGTGATTTTATGAAATTCTGCTGCGCAGTCTTTACTACAAAATTTGTTGCACTCGCTGTCCTCAAAATATGTATAATCTTCTCTGAGTTCGTAACCGCAGCAAGCACATTCACCTTTCTTTTGCGGTATAGGTGCATTTGGAGCTAAACCGTAACACACTCTTAAACACCTCCCACAGCAAGCCTTGTTGACTGCTCTAAGGTAAATGAGCGAAGCTCATCACGCATAAGCTCAAGCATATACTTTTCTGTAAGTCTTGCACCGTTGCCGTCACCAAAACGGCTTATTATGTAATTACGCTTACGCTCTGCCCTCCGTTTTACTTCCTCAAATACAGCACTGTCAATGCTTACCGCAAATGTATTGCAGAATTGATTGCAGGTAATCATCTTATCTCCCTCTTGATTTTTATTTGATTTGAGGATATAATAAAATTGATATTAATTTTATATATCCTTTTGAACCGCTGGAACTGTGCGAGAGTTTCAGCGGTTTTCTCTTTCTTCGTATTCTGCGATAACAGCTTTAAGCGTTTTTAATGTTTTGTTGAGCTCTTTTAATGTAGATGTACGGTCGAGATAAATTATATCTCTAATCTCTCTTGCATTTGTATTGTGAAAAGTCCACCCCTGTGTGTAGATATTAACATCTAACTCGCATGTATGACCGCTAAAATTAACAAATATTGTCGGCTTGCTACCAGTGCACTCACACTTTGTACTTCTGCCGTTAAATTCGAGTGCAAGTGCCATTATTTCAAGCACTTTGGATTTTACTTTTTTTGTCATCCGGTTACACCTCCTCATCAGATAAGGCACCTTTTAAGCACCTAATAAACTTCTTGCAATTGTGAGCCGCACGCTTAATGCCTGTCGCTCTGTTGTTGAGCTTGTGCCGGTCAAGGTTTTCCTTGATTTCACCGTCTTGATTTAAAGTTAATCTTTTCATCAGCTACATTCCTTGCTTATAAAATCTGTAGCACGATACAATGTCACATAATCGCAGTCAAGGTCATCGTCGTAATACTGTGCTATCTCATCGCTCATTGCTTTAATAATCACAGCGTAGTAATCTTCTTCCCATTCTTTCGCCGCTTCAATTATTTCATCAAGCGTAAACTTGCCTTTAGCTTTTCGAAGTTTCAGACACCAGCGCCCCGAATCATCGTATCCGCTTTCGATTGTTGTCCCTTTTTTCATCTGTTACACCTCCTCTCCGAAAACATCATACGCATACATACTGTTAATGCGTTGTCTAAGCCTTATGTTTTCGTTTTTGTAACCGTTGATTGCGTCATTCTTAATGCTAATGTCAAGCCTTGCGTTCTCAAGCTCAATCTGTAGGTGCTTGACTAAGCTATGTAAGTGCTTGTTCTCGTCCTTAAGACTGCGTTTTGTTTTAATGTGTCTAAGTGTCATTGTAATTCTTCTCCTTAATCAGCTCAAAATACTTGCAAGGACTGCCTTGCTGATTCCGCCGAGTTTCTTGTTATAGTCTTTTTGAAAGTGTCGCTTAACAGTAACGCAACTTTTTCCGAGATACTTTGCAATGTCCCGATACTGCAAAACTTCCTTATCCGGAAACGCAACGTCTAACCTGTCGAGGTTGTCTCTAAACAAAGTTTTTTCTCGCGGCATATTACTCCCCCACAATCGTAACTAAGCTGATAGCGTCCTCAATCAGAGTGCAAACAAGGCTCGACATCTTCTTTCCGGACTTCTCGCAAAGTTCGTTAAGAGCCTTTGCGGTTTCATCTGATACACACGCAGATACTACATTTGAGCCTGATATGGCTTTGTCTGCGAAAATGACAATCTGTCCTTTGTTATTTAACATTTTGTTTCCTCCTTAAAATTAAACTCGATTACGAGTTGTTATTGAGTTCCAATAGTAATCTGTACGCCTAACGCCTTAAACAACTTATCAGCGTTTTCAAGTGAAATGCTTTTTTCTCCTTTCTCCCAGTATTGGATAGCTCTTTTTGTAAAGCCTGCTTTTTTAGCGAGTTCGCTTTGCGAAATTCCTCTTTGTTTTCTGTTTTCTCTCAAAATTATACTAAATTCTTTAATGTGCATTGATTTCACGACCTTTTTATGTTATACTATATTTAGTGGTGAACCCCAATTCACTAACCATATACAGAAAGCGAGGTGAAATTATGAGAGAAGACTCAATTGCAAAAATTGCGGCATTGTATGCCAAAGAAATTGCAGTTGCAAAGGCTAACAGTTCTGATATGTCTCCCTGCGGTGATAACGGCGAAGAAGTGTCTAAATTCTATACTGAACTCTTTAAAGGCATAAATGAAGCACTTCAAAACTCAGCCCTCAAAGACTAACAAAACCTTGGCGACCTCAGGCAGAACAGCAACTTCTGCTATAGAGGTCGCTTCTCCTTTTGCTACCCTTACAACAAATTCTGATAAAGCATTTATAACCTTATCTCTGTCTTCTTTTTTCATCTTCTCACCTCTTTTTTTTTATTTAATTGCCTTACACCTCTTTTAGTGCTATGATTTAAACATGAAAGGAGGTGTAAAGATTGGATAGTACCATTGCTCTAATTGTTTCTATCTCGGCACTCTTGCTTTCCATTGTTTCTCCGATAGTTACCGCTATAATAAACGGTCATTACTCAATTAAGGAAAAAGAGTTGACAATGCGTTCGGAAAATGTAAAAGAAAACAATGAATTCTATGTCAAGCATAGAACCGAAGTTATAGAATCATATATAGCAAGTGCAGGTGCCGTTGTGTATCACCACAACAACACTTCAAAAACAGATTTTGGTAAATGTGCCACGGAAATATATTTATACATTGATGAATCAGAATGGAATTATATTGACAGCATAAATAACGGCATAGCTAATCTTTGTTACGATGAAACAAGAGAAACTTTAGAAGATTTTGTAAAGATTATTGCTAAGAAATATAGTGTTAGAGTCCCCAGAAAAGTAGAATAAAGCACAAATGCAATAAGCAGCAAACTGTTCCAAGTATGTGCATTAACATTGATATGACATACTTTGAATTTTTGTATGCAAATGTATAAACCAAAGCAGTTATTTCAAGTGCAATCCCGATAATTCCTAATAAATATATTTCAAACACATTTTTTCACCTTCCCTACGGAACTAAAACCCAAAATATAATACCTGCCCAAGTTGCAGACAAAAGCGACACTGCTATGCAAAATGCTGTATGCCAATAGTGGTGTTGCTTTTTTTCATATTCAAGCTCGTTCATCTTCTCACCTCCTACTGCTATTTTGCCATAGAATTTCGTTTAATTTGGACAAGCATTCATTGATGTTTGTCTTCGTCCATTGCCCACTTAATCAGATCCATAATTTGAGCGTCGTGCTTATCAAGGTAGCTGTCTATTGTTTTATACAAAAGGGCGGCTACTATTTTTATTGCTAATACTGCTGAAACAAAAGCTGTGCAAAGCATTAGCAGTCCTAAAATTATTATTACTTCCGTCTTTCTTCACCTCTTTTCAGCGTGGTAGTTTCCTTGTTTATAAGGTTTTCAAGTTCTGCGATACGCTTTGTAAGAGCACCGAGATTTCTATACACTTCAAGCATATCTGCTGTGTAATCGGGAACTTTGTTCTCAACAGATTTCATTCGCTTGTTGAGATTATCAAGTGCACCGTACACATTAAAAATTTCGTCTGTATGTGTGTCAGCCATATAAATCTCCTCCTAAGCTGTTTCCTGCTGTTCGGCAAAGTTAGTTTCTAATAGCTTCTACGAAACAAGAAGGATTGTTAGTTCTTCCTAATAAGTAATCGGTTGAACAATTAAAAATATCAGCTAAACTCAAAAGTATATTAATGGGAATATTACCTTTTGTTTGCCAATTATAATAACTTTTACGTTCAATTTTTAACTTATTAGCAAGGTCTTCTTGTGTCATATTAGCTCTTGCTCTTTCGGCTTCAATATTTGGGTATAAAAACAGCACTAATCTCACCTCCTTTATCGTGTTAAATAGAAATACTCTTATTGCGTATCTGTAAATTGATTATATACGCAATAAGAGTATTTGTCAATATCTTTTACAAGTAAATTACGCACAAAGAATATTATAGATTTTTGTGCAATTACACTAATTGAATATTATTTTAATTATTTACTTGACATTTTTACTCATTTAGAGTATTGTATTTATAACAAACAAATCGTTTTATTGGAGGGAAAAATATGCTCGGGGAAAAACTTAGAGAACTTAGAACAGAACTTAATCTTAACATGAAACAAGCTTCTGAAAAATTAGGAATCTCATACACAACTTATGTTGGCTATGAAAAAAACGAAAGGGAACCAAACTCTGAAACTTTAATAAAATTAGCAGATTTTTATAAATGTTCTGTCGATTATTTAATAGGAAAAACTATAAGACTAAATTTTATTCCACATGAAATTGAAGAAGCTGAAATTAAATGCCCTTTGTGTGATTATGATTATGTCCATTTTATTAGAGTTTTATCGGTAAATTTCTCACAAGAAAAAAGCAGCGGAATTGCTATGGAATTTTTATGCGAGGATGGGCACAAATTTTATATTGTGGTTGAAACATACAAAGGTAATACATATATGGTAAATGTAGATGACAATAACAATATTTTAGGGTATACCTCGTTTATTAATAGTAACTCTGACAGCGGAACAAACATTCACAAAGAAAAACTAATTACTAACTATGCGGCATTGAATAATTTTGGAAAAAATAGGCTTTTCGAATATTCAAATGATTTAATATGTAGTGGCAATTATAAAAAAGATACTTACAAAATAAAAACCGCCGCCCGAAACGGAAGTTTTAATGAAACAACCGTTACGGATGACGATTTTCAAAAACTTATGGATTTGCCTGATGTTGATGACTTAAAATAAAGTTTTGGAATTGTTTATAAACCTCTCTCTCAAGCGGAGCAACAAGAAACTTGTTTCGCTTGTAGAGCTTTTGCAAACGTTGCCAGCGGTATTCTGCCGCAATTAGGCTTATATCGCATATTTGAGATATTTCGTCAGCACTTTTGACCTCTAATCCCCACAACACACAAGCAGGAGCAAGCAAACGGCTGGCAAATACATTTGCTTCTTGCTCAATGGGATTGTCATTTGGTGAGATTTCTCGATTGATAAGTTCGTATTGTCCTACATGTCCGAGCATTATGTGCCCAAGCTCATGCGCAATAGTAAAGCGTTTCCGCTGCCGATTGCAATCTTTTCGTATAAAAATGATAGGTTGATTGTTAATAACGGTGCACTTACCGTCATTGCCCTGCTCCAATTTGTCGTAATACTTTACTGCAATGCCGAGTTTGTAACACAGTTCAACAATATTAACAGGGAGTTCTCGGACGTTTTCTTTTAACAGGATTTCCCACGACATATTTCGGGACTTCTGATACTTTTTATAATCCATAAAAATCACCTCGTAACTATTATGGATTACAAAAATAAATTTACAGCAATAAAGCAATAACAAAATAAAAAAATCCGCCCTACCCTGCGCCAACAGGATAGAGCGGTGTACGACGCAAAGGCCATACAAGACTGTGGAAAGTCTTTAATTATTATAAGATAAATTAGCCTTTGTGTCAATAAAAAATGAATACAGAGGTGTTTTTTATGAAATGCAAGAGATGCAAAAAGACTTTGCAGTCTGATTTTAAATTCTGCCCTTGGTGCGGTTCTAAATCTGCAAATCAAAAATATTACCGCAGACCCGACGGGCTTTACGAAAAATCAATCGTCTACGACGGCAAGAGACACATATTCAGAGCAAGAACCGAAAAAGAACTCGAAAAGAAAATTTTTGCTTATAATCCCGAAAGTGAGCAAACTAAGTCAGGTATGCCGTTCTCTGATGTTGTGGAAGAATGGGAAGCCCATGCGTTTGAAGCTCTTGCCCAAGGTTCTGTCAAGGCATACAAGCCACGAGCAGAACGGGCTGTTGACTATTTTGGCGATGAGCCTATAACAAACATCGGACTTCGTGAAATCAACCGCTATATAGCAAAGTTTCCTAAATCTTGGGCATATAAAACCGTTAAAGCATACGCATCCGTACTTAGCCTTATTTTCACCTATGCCGCACAAAATGAATATATAACAAACAATCCTTGCCAATACATACAAATAAGCAAGAATCTTAAAAGAACGCACCGCAGAGCCCCAACATACGAGGAAATCGAGATTATCAAAAATTCAATCTCTGCCCCGGGAGGATTGCTTGCGTTTTTCTTTCTCAATACAGGTGTCAGACGGGGAGAGGCATTGGCTCTTAAATGGAACGACATAGACTTTGAAAACCATATAATACATATCACAAAATCATTGTATCATGTAAACAATGCACCACACATAAAAGAACCGAAGACAGAGGCAGGCAAGCGTGATGTACTGCTTACAAAAGGTCTTGAAACAGAGTTACTTAAAATCAAGGGCGAGAAAAATGAAATTGTCTTTAATTGTGACGGCGAATATTACACACAGTCACGCTTTGATAAACTTTGGAAAGACTATCAGACTGCCACAGGCCTTGACGAGCTTACTCCCCACATTGCCCGACACGGCTTTGCTACAATCTGTTTTGAGGCTAATCTGAACATAAAGGATGTTCAGGAAATTTTAGGTCACGCTCAATATTCCACTACATCAGACATCTACACTCACCTTACACAAAAGCACAAAACAGAGGCACTTAATAAGCTGAATACATACTTTGAAAACAACTACTAAAAGCAACAGAATTTCAACGCATTGCACAGATTTTACACAGTAAGCCGTTTTATGGCTTAAATACTGCATTTGTTAAGAGTTCAAATCTCTCCATCTCCGCCAAAAGCACTCGAGCAATCGGGTGCTTATTTTTTGTGATAAACACTGAAAAATCGGCTTATTTGCTATGTTTTTCAATCACTCAGCCTTTGCTTTTTGAGTGAATTTCGGTATCAAACAATATCAGCTAAAATCAATAAAGTTACACAGTAAATTATGCCATAGAGAGATTTTTGTACTATCCGAACAAGTAAGTTTACTTAAATAATACTCATCCGGTTCATATTTTGAAACTGTATCAAGAACATAATCAGTAGAAACAATCATAAAATGAATTAATTTATCATCGTCCATAAAACCACCTGCTTGTTCTTTAATCCATTTTATATATGGTGAATCAATAACTTTAAAAAAAGAATGATTTGGAAATTCTTTTCAGACTTGTTGCCATTCACCTGCAATAAATTTAAAACGCATTTCTTCCGTTGAACGGCAATAACTTTCCACATCCGCTCATCTGATTGAAAACAATTCCATTTCATTATTTTCAATAATAACAGTTAAACCGTCAAAATCATCACTTACAGATTTTATATTTAAACCGTAACTGTTTATACTTTTTTAAATATCTCATTATTTGTCTGTTAATATTATAGTAATAAACTTTATAATTACTTAGCTTAAAAAATATGCCGGACCATAATTTTAGTATCCGTACTAAACAAATGTATTTACTTCTGTTCGCCTGCATTGCGGACAACGGGCATTTTATCAAAATCATAGTATGAGAGTTCGTCTATTCCGTTTAAAAATGCGTGACAGCCGTTTACTATCATAAGATTGGTCTGCTCAATATTATAGCAGCACACTATTACTTTTTTGCCTGTCGCATAGGCATATCCGCACTCCCACGCAGTTCCGCTGTCGGAGTACATTCCGCCGTAAAGCAACACAACCGCATCGCAATCGTCAATTCCGCCTTTGTCAATTTTAAAAATTTCCTCTGCCCATTCTGCATTGGTAAGGCTTTCCCTGTTCTCAACATCGTGCTCCATAGGTACAAAAACTTCGTGACCTTTTGCTTTAAGAATTTCAGCCACACGATGAATATTTGCAATTTCGTTATCGTTAAAAAACGGCGATGCAAGGTAAATCTTCATATTAAAATCTCCTAAAAAATATTAAAAACATTATCGGTATGGTAATCGCCGCCATTGCCTGCGACACAAGAGCAAGGCTTGCACCTGTTTGCGGACTTTCTCCGTATGCCGATGAAATTATAACAGTGTTAAGTCCTAACGGCATTGCATTTGCACAGAGTGCGGCAAAAACTATTTCATTATCCGTATTAAAAAGCTTTAACGCAGTCACAAAAATTGTCGGAAAAACTATCAGCCTAAGCACCGCAACAATATAAGTCTGCTTTACCTTGAGCAGGCTTTTTATTTCATATCCCGCTATTACAAACCCTGTCAAAATCATTGCAACAGGTGCCATACAGGCGGCACAATCGGTAAGAATTGTGCTTACAAGCCGCACCCTCGGTATTTGCAAAAGTCCGAGAATTGCGCCGATAAACAGCGACACAAATATCGGATTCAGCAATGACTTCAAAGAAAATCCGCCCTTGTCCGACGGCACAAGCCACGCAATTCCGATTGAGTAAGTAAACATATTCAGCGGCAGAGTAAATATTAAATAATCGAAAAGTTCAATGCTGTCAGCGCCGTATATGCCCTGAACAAGCGCAGTTCCGACAAATCCGAAATTTGATACCGAAAGCGAATATCTGTACACTTTACGCAAATACTCGTCTTTGGTAAGAAATTTTGAGATAATAAAAGCAAGCACAACCGCAGCAATCAAAAGCGCAGTGCTGTAAACAAGGAAAATCCATTTTCGGCTTATATTTTCCACCGTACAATTATTCCAAAATGTATTGATTACGACCGCAGGCATAAATATTCCGTTTTCAAGGCGTGACAAAGTCCTGCCGCTGCCGTCAGATAAAATATTTTTCTTTTTAAGAACAAAGCCGATAAGAATAAAAGAAAAAAGCACGGCTATGTGATTAAGCGTAGATGAAAGTATTTCCATACGATATTTCCTTTATATTATAATACAAATTTCAGCATAAAACAATAACCGCAGGTCGAGCTGACCTGCGGCTGACAATATTATTATTAATTTTTTGTAAAATTGTATTCATTTGTTTTCTTCATCTTTTGAGCATTTATCGTCACACTCTGCCCGTTCTTCCTTTTTTTCAAGGTTCATAACCGCTGAAAGTCCTGCCGAAACCGAAGAAACCAAAAGTCCGCAGACTGCGCTTTTCCACATTTCTGCATTTGCAAAATCCGTTCCCGTCAGAAACAACGCAAGATTAGCGAGAATATATCCGAGTGCCGTCTGTAGGAATGTACGCAATGCTCTTTTAAGGCAGTTTTTAGTAAAACACATCTTCATATTACATAATATTCCGATGCCTTAAAAATGTACTTATTTATTATCGGATATTTCGGGCAATCCCGCAATACTTGTAAGCAACGAAAGAATACCCGAAAGCACACTTGCGGAAGCAACCGCCACCCAATTCACATCACTTAGCACAGCAGACACGCCGATAACCGAAATCGCTGTTTGAGCCACGGTTTTTGCCGCACGGATACCCGCAGCTTTTGCCCATATTTTAAAACCGTTTTTCATAATTTCACCCCCTGTAATACATTTTAATTTAAAAGTTCAATATAAATTTCTGCCCATAAAAGCGATATTAGCTTATTTCTTTTCACTATTTATATGCTCAAGGTCAGCAATTCTATGATTTACAACTCTTATTTCTTCGTCCGTAACGGCTGACATTCGCTCAAGTTTGAAAACACGCTCTTGCAGATGATTATATTTATCCTGCTTATGTTCAAGCTGATCTAACCGATACACAATCAATGATTTGGTCTTTTCGTTTTCGCTTTCCTGTCGCTTACGGTTTGACGCATTTATCAGCAATTGACAAATAATACTTCCGCCCGCAACAATCAGCGCAGTCACAATTTCCGTACTCATATCACACCCCCTTACCTATGCGTAAAATACTTTTAAAAATTGCAGTAATTAGGCTAATTTTATTAAAAAAGAATTAAAAAGGCACAAAAATGCACCCTGCCGTGAGTCGCCCCAAAAAGTTAGACTAAAAATCTAACGATTTGGAGGTCGGTTCACCGAGCAAGGTGCATAATCTAATATTTATTAACAAAAGCAAGAATTTTTCTTGCTGTATCAAGACTTACTTTTGAAACATCACCGTACTTCAGAAAAGCATTTGCATTACCCGGATTAAGGTTTAATTCCTTATAAATACGGTAGTTGCTCATATTTTTAGATTTTCTTGTAAAACATATTTTCTGATACATCATTTGTTTTAATTTATTTTCCAAAACTTTTTTATCTTTTTCGTAAATATAATTTTGGTATATCGTACGATAATGGCTTAATCTTTCCGAATTTAAAAAATCATTTATATTATTTTCTTCAAGAGCGGAAAGTTGATTGCAAGCTGTTTTTAAATAAGAATATTTTTTTATAAGTCTGTTTTTTAAATCTTCTTTTGTATAAAGAACAAGGTACATAGTAAGCGCATCTTGCAATCTTGCATTAGAAGAAGCAAGATTTGAAAATATATAGAGTGAGGTTGTATTACATCCCGACAATTCTTTAAGCTGAAAAAGCAAGTAACCCTTAAAAGTCAACTCTCTCACTTAAATCTCTCCTTATAATGATTATAATTTATAACCAATGCATTTCTGTCAAAATCAGACAGCATACCGTAACAGACATCATCAATTAACTTATCCAATAAATTCCAATTCAAAGATTTAAAAACCAATTCGTTTTCTATATCTTCAACATCCTTATCACGCATTGAACATAATTTTGAAACCAC